TTATAAGGCTTTTCGTTTATCGTGTTGCATGACGTGTTGCATCATTTCCGTAAAATGCTCGTTGATTCGGTCTGTAAATCTCTCTTCTTCCGGTGCAATCGTGCCACGGTATACCCTTTTCAGGACTCTGTCAGACTTCCATCCACCACGCTTCATGATGTACTGATCCGGAATGTTCAGGGCGTGCATGATGGACGCAGTATAATGTCTGAGATCATGGTATCGAAATTCAGGAATCCCAGCAGAACGAAGCACTTTTTTAAAGTTTTTAGAGAGATCTTCCGGGTGCATTCTGACAAGCGGACCGCTTTCAATATCGTCAAATTTTCGGATCACAAATTCCGGCATGATGACGTATCGGTAGCTGCTCTGTGTCTTAGGACCTTTTTTGATGATCCCACTACGTCCCCGAACTTTCGTCTCTCTGATCCGTATGGAGTTCCCCTTGATATCCTTTTTCGTCAGCCCGAAGACTTCTCCACGCCTGAGACTTCCAAACGCTGCGAGAAGCACTGCTTTTTCCAGTTCGGTTCCCCGGATATAGCAGATCAGATCCGTGATGTCCTGATCGGATGGAACATAACCCTCATAGGTCTTTGCGGACGGCAGAGTGGTATGGAAGTGCATATCCGGCAGATACATCCGCATGACCGCTGTAAACAGCCCGTAGGCGTTCTTTACGGTCTTAGGCGATAACTTTACCGACAGAATGTTGATCCAGCTCTGTACGTCTTCCTGCGAGAGCTTGCGGAGGCTGATATCCGCTATCTGTCCGATCTGATTCCGGGCGATCGTCTCGTAGCCACGGAGAGTAGTCTCGGACAGCACATGATCCTTTAACTTTATGTAATTTTCAAAAGCTTCCTTCACTGTCCAGTTCTCAGGGCGTTTTTTCCGGTCTTTCTCTGCAAGGAACTGAGCCGCCTGAGCTTCTGCATCCCGCTTTCCACGTCTTCCCTGTAAGTCACTGGTAAACGATTCATAAATCCTTTTCCGCTTCTGCTTTCCGGTCTTCTCGTCAATCATAGGACTTCCGTCCTCATTGAACAGGTTTTCATAGTGCGAAAAAACTAAGCACCTCCAAGATCCTGAAGGTAACTTTTTAGCTGTAGCCATATTATCATCTCCTAGTATAAAAATAACAGCCAGCGAGGAACGTGTGTTCCGCTTGCAGTGGCTGTCCGAAGATGATACAATATTCATTGGATTTGAAGTGTATCTCTTCGGAGGTATTCGATAAGCACATTGGCGTGTGCTTCCAGTGCCGCTCCTTTTGGCGAAGGGGCGGTTTTTTAATTAATTGTTGCCCGATATTAATATCCTGCGGATGACACACCGTATTCTGCCTGTTCAGCAGTGAATCCCTCATACTCAAGCTGTTCTATAAGTCCATCTCTTGAAAAAGAAGAATAATCGAGATATTTTTTCGCACATTTAGCAGCCTGTTCATTCCAATCAGCTCCACACCGATCAACGGCAAAAGTCGCATCTTCTGTGGAATACCCCTCGTATTCAAGCTGTTCGATAAGTCCCGTGTATGAAAAAGCTGTATAATTAAGATATTTACCAGCGGTAACGAGTGCATTTTTCTGTGCTGTTGTCATGCTTTCCTCTTCGATTTTCAGAAAATCCTTGTCTATTTGGTTGAGGTTTTCAACCGTGGCTGAATCTTCGACTTTTTCAGTGTTTCTATACACATATTTAATTGCTTGGAATAGATCTGTTCCCAAGGAAGACTTTGCTTCTGAATCATCGTATTTATAGTCAAGCAAATACCCATACCACATATATTTTTCCATAGTGGCATTATCTGTATAGAACTGGTGATTGGCATTTTTTACATCTGCAAGGATTGCTGCAACCTGCTCATCGGTAAGGGTATCAGCATATTTTTTAGCTGTTAAGGCAATCTGGTCAACCATATCGGAAGTATTGGCTTCAGCCGTAAATGCTGGAGTGGTAAGCAAATCGCCTGCAACTTCAACGGCTTCAACCTTTTTTACAGGCGTCGAGTCTTTGCTCTCCTTTTTTGCATCTGTCACAGCTTCATTCTTGCTATTTGAATTGGTAGTTGTGCTTTCGGTAGTTCCCCCTGAGCTGAAAGCAATCAAGATGATCGTCCAAATTGCAAAAACAACGGACAGTATGATTTTTTTCTTTTGTGGAAAATCCTTTTTCTTACCCCACATATAAATGATACCAATCGGTGGGAATAGTACCAACAATATCCACAACAATGCATTTCCATTTTGCTTCATAACTTCCTCCTCTTTTGTCCCGTTCCTCTTAGTTACACCACAAGATTTCATATATAAACGGCAAAGCCGAATATACCATAATTTTACAGATATATTTTTAAAATATTTACAAATACTAATTACATGAAAATATTATTAGAAAAAATCATGTATGAAAAAAATCTATCTGTACGTCAGCTTTCCTTAATGTCAGGAGTTCCACGTTCTACCATACAGGAATGTATGCGTGAAGACTCCAATCCACGAATCAGGACGCTCGGAAAGCTTGCTGTGGGTCTGAAATGTGATATCACAGACCTTTTTGATCCTGATTCTGAATAAGTGTCCGGTATACCGGACGATTGATTAAAATGCCGTATGTATTTCCGTTCTCGATTGTTCTATTAATGTAGGAACAAATAAATGGAACGTGTGTTCGATTTTCCTATTGATTTACTACAGGAAATGTAGTATTATCTGATTAAGGAATTTCGAACAAGCGTTCTACATGAGAACGGAGGTCATACATAATGAAAAAAGTATCCAAACAATTTATTATCGAGCTGGTGAAGAGAATTGATGATTCAGACGAAAGGTTTCTTCGCCAACTCTACACCATCTTAATAAGACATTTAGGAAAAGGGAAGCACTAGCTTCCTTTTTTTATGTTCTCACGCAACCTTGCACTGAAATCACGGATCACTTCTTTGGATTTAGGTGAAAGATCGTGGTATGTATGCATAACTTCTTTTATTAATATGAAAAGATCGTTGTCTACATCTTCCAGTAGCTCTGACACGTAAGCGGCTTCTTCATCTTCTTCGGGAAGCTCTAAGAACATATTACCCGCTCCGGATCGGAGCCAGTCTTCATTCACATTGAAAGTTTTACATATTAGAGAGACTACAGCATCACTAGGGGCATTTTTCCCGACTTCGTAAGCTCCGATATTGCCCCGGGAAATCTTTAATTCATCCGCGAACTCCTGCTGCGTTAATCTAAGCTCTTTTCTAAGCTCTTTTATACGTTCGTTCATTTCACACCTCCTTCGCTCTGCTCCTATCATAGCACAGTATTAAAAAAATTACAATACAAAAATGTTGGTAAATCACAAAAACGGTATTGACAAAAGTGAATAACCAACATATAATTGATACATACCAACAAGAAAGTGAGGTGAAGAAAGATGGAAAAGATGGTGGAAAGAAAATCATTTAAATCAATCTACATAGATGTAGAAAAAGGAATTTATTTATTGAACGGGGAAGAGGTGTCAATGGTAAGCCGTATTGATTTGGAATTTAATAATGGAAAATGGCTGCTTCTTATCACACGAGATGAACTTTACGCACAAGAAGCAGCCACAAGAAGATCAAGGAAGTAGAGATTTGATTTTAGCGACTGTGTCAAAAAAGGAATCCATTTTATTACTGAAACGATTCTCCATATAAATGATAGCGGAATCATTCAGCAAAAATCCGCAATCATAGTAAAGTTTTATTAAGCCGCTATTTGCCAATTCAATAAGTGAATCGTAAATGTCATCTTCATGAATTCCTTGAAGAAATTCAGTTTGAAGAACGGAGGGACGAGAAAAGCATATAGCTTCTCTTTTAGGGATACCGCCCTTTTTTCGATTCAAAAATTCATCGTAGATGAGGCACAACATTTTATCTGTATCGTTTGTTAATTGCATAGTGTTACCCTCTTGGTTGTGTATTTTTTCGGCTGTTTCAGAGATAATTTTTTGCTTAATAGCAGAAACGTTTGGAGAATTAATTTTTATGTTGAGTTTAATAGCAATATCCACCTTTCTTTTATATTTGGCATGGCGGTGCCTGTAAAGAAAGTATAGGAGAAAAACAACATTATTACAAGTGAAAGAAGGTGAAGAGAATGAGTGAAGAACAGAAAAAGCTCATAAAAGAAACAGTGGAAAATTTAAAGCATCTCGACAGGCAGAGTCTTTTGGTAATCAAAGGGAGTGCAGAAGTGCTGAAAGCAAGAGAAGCGATGGATAAGGAAGAGAAAACGAGGTGATGCAGAATGCCGAAATTAAAGCTCTCAGACCGGGAGCGTCAGAACAGGACGCTGATCGCCATCATCCAGTCAGCAAAAGTGATGGAGGGTGTCAGCGTGGAGAAGCTTTCCAAGCTGACAGGAATCCCGAAAAGCACACTGTACCAAAGATTTAGTGTGCCGGAAGACATCAGACTGGGTGAGCTGAGAGAGATCCTGAAAGTTCTTAAGATCCCGGAAGAGGAAAAAGAACGAATAGGGAGGGAAGTCATATGACCTGCAAAGACTGTAGAAAAATCAGATACTGCATGGAACGGCACAGAGGTATCTGCACATCATTTAAAGGAGGTGAGAAACGTGGAGCAGTTAAAGGTAATTCAGGTCCGGAAGAGAAAGCCCAAAGAAGTGGCTCAAAGCCATGAGCCGGATAAATATGATAAGGCTGTTGAGAAAGCCTTTTGGTTCGTGATCGGGTTCTCGGTTGCATTAATAATCAGCTGCGTGGCTTTCGGGCAGACATTGTATGCATAGAAAAAGTGCCGTAGCGAGGCGGCAACCTCTCAGGCACTTAGAAAAATAACCAATTACATTATAAAGAAGAAAGGAAGGAAGTGCAATGGCAGAAAAAGAAAAAGTCTGCATTGATGCAGAAGAATACGCCCGTCTGTGCCGGCAGGATGGGAAAATGGATTCACTGATCGCTTTTATGAGGCAGGAAGATAAAAATTGCACATCAACGTATTCAGACAGGGAAGTTATAAAAGTAATCATCGGGATGTACGACGAATAAGGAAAGGATGGAGAAAGAAATGGCAACATTGTATAAATTAACAGAGGAATATTTGGAGCTTTTAGATCTGCTTGAGGAGGATTCTGTGGATCAGGAAGTTGTAAACGATACCTTGGAAGGTGTCGGTGGCGAAATTGAAGTAAAAGCAGATAATTGTGCAAAGCTTATTCAGGAGCTGAACGGATCAGCCAACACCCTCGATGCAGAAATTGACCGCCTGAAGAAGAGGAGGGATGCACTTGTAAGTAATGCACAGAACCTTAAAAAGTACATCGAGTCTGCAATGATTGCAACCGGAAAGAAGAAATTCAAGACAGACCTGTTCGGATTTAACATTCAGAAAAACCCACCAAGTGCAGTGATTGACCGGGAGGAAGATATTCCGGAGGAGTACTGGATCGCACAGAAACCGAAGCTGGACAAGACAGCACTCAAGAAATGGCTCAAGGATAACAAGGCAGATTTTGCCCACCTGGAACAGGGCGAGAGCTTAAGGATTCGATAGGAGGATAAGCAATGAAAGACGATGGAAAGATACATATTTCGGGTAAAAAGATTGCACCAAATGAGCAGGGAGTAATCAAAATTACACCAGAAGCTTATAGTGCATTAGCGGAAATAGTAAATGAATCGAGATTAAGCCTTAGAGCAGTTGCGAGCGAAATCATCTTGCAGGCTATCGAGCAGAATCTGATTGAATTTGATAGATAAGGAGAAGAAAAATATGGCAGTACCAGTATTAATTATTGGAAGATCAGGAACGGGGAAAAGTACCAGTTTACGCAACTGCGTAGGGAGTGATGATTGGAATCTGATCAGGGTGTTGGATAAGCCACTCCCATTTAAAGGTAAAATCAACGGATGGCATTCTGATGATTATCAGCAGATCAAGAAGCTGTTGGATGGAGCGAAAGCAAAAAATATTGTAATTGATGATGCAGGATACCTGATCACCAACATGTTTATGAGCAGACACAGTTCCGCAGGAGGCGGTAATGGCGTGTTCACGCTTTACAATCAGATCGGGGATTATTTTTGGAATCTGATTCAGTTTATATCCACAAAAGTTGCAGCAGATAAAATAGTATACATGATTATGCATGAAGAATCGAATGACCTCGGAGAAATTAAGCCGAAAACAATCGGGAAACTTTTGGACGAAAAAGTGTGCGTGGAGGGAATGTTTACCATCGTGCTTCGTTGTATTGCAGAATCGAATAAACACTTATTCGTTACGCAGGCAGCAGATGGAGCAGTAAGTAAGTCACCGATTGGTATGTTTGAGGATCTGATGATTGATAATGACATTCTTTTGGTGGAGAAAGCTATCAGGAAATATTACGAACTGGAAGGAGCAGATAACAGTGAGAAAACCGAATAATTATGAGAACACACAGGCTCAGGGGGAATTTACCCCTGTAGAGTTTGGAGGACACAGGCTGATTATTAAGAGCGTAGAGGAGAGAATGTCGAAGACCAATAAGCCGATGCTTGTCGTATTCTTTGATTTCGCTCAGGGAGACAAGCAGGCAGGATATTTCACGGAAGCTTTCAAGAATGATATCCGACCGGAGAAGAAATGGCCAAATCAGGCTACGCAGTACATTCTGACAGAAGATGATAACGGGAACTGCAGCAGATCATTCAAGACGTTTGTGACCTGTATCGAGCATTCCAATAAGGGATTCAGCTGCTGGAAAGCGGATGATACGCTTGATTTTACAGGAATCAAGAACAAGCTAGTTGGAGGAGTGTACGGTCCTCAGATGGACTACTACAATGGCAGAGAACTGGAGAAACGTGTCCTGAGATGGTTCACGTCGATTGACAAGGTGGCAGATGCAGCGGTCCCGGATATTGCGGAAACACAGGCATATAAAAATCATATCAACAACTATCCGGTCAATGCAGTTCCGGCAGGCGATGGATTCATGAACGTGCCGGATGGGCTGGATGAGATGCTGCCATTCAATTAGGAGCGTGATTGTAATGGATATACAGATAGACAGCAGGGAAAAGGCGAGGGCGATCAGGAAGATCATCAAGACATTTGACGAGAATGGCATCAGGCATTTTTCCAGCAAGCTGCTGGTCGGGGATTACATGAGTCTGGATAATCCCCGGCTCATCATTGACCGGAAGCAGAACCTGCAGGAGCTGTGCGGGAACGTCTGCCAGCAGCATGAGAGGTTTAAAAGGGAACTGATCCGGGCGATTGACGCAGGAATCCGGCTTGTGATCCTTGTGGAACATGGTCCGGATATCCAGTCGCTGGAAGATGTGTGGTTTTGGAAAAACCCGAGAAAGCATGAAGTCAGATGGAGAATGGTGAATGGAAAAAAGGAGCGGTATGTGGTGTCAGCCAAAGCTGTGGACGGAGAGCAGTTATATAAATCGCTCTGTACCATCCGGGATCGCTACAACGTCCGGTTTGAATTTTGCAAAAAGAAGGATACCGGGAAAAGAATCATAGAGATATTGAGTGATGACTTATGACGAGTGGTGAGATCAAAGAAATATATAGTATGCGAGATATATTGATCCGCTACGGATTGCAGCCGAGCAGGAAAGGGTTCATCCACTGTCCATTCCATCAGGGAGATCGGGACGCATCCATGAAGGTTTATGATCGAGACTTTCACTGCTTCGCCTGCGGAGCCCACGGGGATATCTTTTCGTTTGTCATGCAGATGGAGTGTTGCAGTTTTAAAGATGCATTCTATCTGCTTGGCGGTGAATATGAGAAGCCTACGTTTCAGTCAAAGCTGGTCCGGTACCGTTCGGATCGGCAAAAAAAAATGAGGGACAAACAACAGCGGAGGGAAAAGGACAGGAGGTCGCTGAACAATCTCCTGATTGATGTTTACCGGGACTGGTGGAAAAGGTCAGAGCCTTTTTCTGATGCTTGGGCCGATTGCTACAACAAATTACAATATCAGCTGTATCTGCACGATGAATATGAAAAGGAGGCGGACAGGCCATTAGATGAAAAAGTTAAGTGAATACGATAAAAAAAGCATCCTCGCAGAAGAAGTTTTTACAGAAATCTTTGAGCAGGAAGATGAGATTAAAAAGGCACAGATGCTGCTTTCTTTTCAGGACAGAGCGAAGGAACTGGGCGTAAAACAGGGATTCGACACGATGTTAAAAGCTTACAAAAAAGTCGAGCAGGAAATGAACAAGAAGAGACGGAGTAGTAATGCTTTGAGCAACTGGACGGATTTTACCGGAAAATACGAGGCAATGAAATGTGGGTCATGGCTGGCGGCAGATGACGGCATAAGGACATTCAATAAGGATTATGATAATGAGGTCATTGTCTGCTATCATCCAGTCCTCCCGATTGGACGCTTGAAGAATCTTGAAACAGGAGAAGAACAGATTAAACTGGCATACAAACGGAATCATCGTTGGACAGAGATTACGGTACCGAAAGATATCATATCTTCTGCCAGCAAAATTGTGAGTCTGTCAAAGCTTGGTGTTTCCGTAACTTCGGAGAATGCGAAGCTGTTGGTTAAATACCTGTCGGATGTAGAAAATTTGAATGATAATGATATCCCATTGCAGAAATCTACGTCAAAGCTGGGATGGATTGGTGGAGATTTTATACCATACGATACGGACATCCTCTTTGATGGAGATCTGCAGTTCAAGCAGTTGTATGAAAGTATCCGGCAGCAAGGAAGCTATATGGAATGGTTGAATCATGTCTGCGAACTTCGGAAACGTGACCGGATGGAAATCAAGTTTTTCCTCGCAGCATCCTTTGCCAGTGCCCTGGTCGGATTACTGGGAGCACTTCCGTTTATCGTGGACCTGTGGGGCGAGACAGAAGGTGGAAAGACGGTTGCTATGATGCTGGCGGCGTCTGTTTGGGCGAATCCAGCAGACAGTATGTATATCGGTGATTTTAAGACCACGGACGTGCAGCTGGAGGTGCGGTCTGATCTGCTCAACAATCTCCCGCTGATGCTGGATGATTCAAGCAAGGTTAATGCCAGGATCCGAGATAATTTTGAGGGAGTCGTATACGATCTCTGTTCCGGAAAAGGAAAGAGCCGGTCAAATAGAGAGCTGGGAATCCGAAAGGAGAATCGGTGGAAGAATGCAATTCTGACGAATGGAGAGCGTCCGTTAAGTTCTTATGTCACCCAAGGCGGTGCAATTAACCGTATCATTGAAGTAGAATGCGGAGAAAAGGTTTTTGCGGATCCACAGTATACCGCTAATTTCTTGAAAAAGAATTACGGTTTTGCGGGGAAAGAATTTGTAAAAGCGATAAAAGAGATCGGTGTGGATCAGATCAGAGAAATGCAGGCAGAGATCCAAAAGGAAATTTACAGGGATGATGCCATGCAGAAGCAGAGTATAGCCCTGTCTGTGATTCTGACAGCCGATCGGATCGCTACGGATCAGATCTTTTGTGATGGCGAGTATATTGACGTAGAAAGTGCAAAAAAGGTTCTTGCGAGCCAGTCAGAAGTGTCAGAGCATGAACGATGCTACCGGTATCTGCTTGACAAGATCAGTATGAATAGCCAGCGGTTTGATGCGGCTGTAAATGTAGAGCAGTGGGGAATTATCGACCAGGGATATGCAATCATGTACGTTCAGGCAGTAAAGGATCTCTGCGAAAGTGGCAGCTATTCTTATAAAGCTTTCATGAACTGGGCGGATAAGAACGGACTGCTTCAGACGGACGGGAAGAATCAGACCAAAAATAAAAAAATGGGTAAAAAAGCGGTGCGATGCGTGTGGCTGAAGCTGGACAGTGCGATGGATTCTGATGGATTCAGTCCAGCGGATCAGGAAGAATTGCCGTTTAAATAGACGGGATGGTTACAAAGTTACAAAGGTTACACACGGAATTTAATATATATATGGTGTTGTGTGTATATACACAGACCGCTCCCTATATAGGAAAAAGCGTTGTAACCGTGTAACCGATATTTAAAAATGCCATTTAAGCCAGTAAATACAAGGGGTTTAGCGTTACAAGCCAGTTTGTAACCGACTGTAACGAACAGGAGGAAAGTGTAACTATGAGTGAGATTAAGCATGAATACGTGGCAGACATACAGAACGCCATATGGAAGGCATACAAGGAAACACAGGAAACAAAGAGTGCAAGAGGATTCAATGACACTGTAAAGGCACTGGAAAGTAAATACAGTAAAATCAGCATGACGATGTATAACTTTATCAGCTGGCTGACGTTTTCGTGGTCACCGATCATCAATGCAATCGTGGAGGATGGATACAGTGAAGAAGAAAAGGATTGAGAAAAAAGAGCAGGCAAAGGAAGAGGATGTGCTGATCTGTGCAAGATGTGGCGAACAGATCATTGGGGATTACGACTACGTGAAAACCAGAAGAAGAACAGAAGTGTATTTCCATAAAGGTCTGACCTGTAAAGCGAAAGAGGTGTAGCATATGACAGTGATACGGAGCATAAGAGGCGGGTCAGCCGGACTGAATGAGGAAGACAGGCTTAAGATAGCGAATCTGCTGGTCAAAGCTGGTTATTCTGTAAAGATCGGATACCGGGAGATTCCGGGGAATGCAAAAGGCAAGAAAGAGTATGTAGTGGAGTATTGGGAGAAAGAACATGGGAAAAATTGACGAATACGCATCCGGCAGGAATGACGGCTTGCAGCGATAAGTGATGAAGATTTGCCGGAAGTAGCGGAACACATGAAAGCAATTACAGAGATTTTGAAGAAGTACAAAGAATAATAAGCGAAATATCAGTAATTGAAAGGAGAAAAGCAATGTTTACACGAGAAGATAGAGGAAATTTTTGGATATTGAACTGGTTAGATGAATTTATGATAGGACATAACGGATTCATTTGTGGTGGCTGTTTCAAAAACATTTTCAATAAAGAGAATGTAAAAGACATTGATATGTTTTTCGAGAGCGAATCTGATTACGAAGATGCAGTTCAGTATTTTGACTCAATGACTCCCGGATATGAGGGCGATGATAAACGGAGTGAAGAGTATACGTTCTATTACGAGAACGACAATGTAAAGGCGTATAAGCATATAAGAACAGGCGTAAGGATTGAATTGTGTTCAAAGATTTTTGGAAAACCAGAAGAAATATTAAGCCAGTTTGATTTTAGCATTACGAAATTTGCGTACTACAAAGCAATCATAGAGGATGAAACAGGCGCAGAGCGTGAAGAAGAGCCGGATCCATTCAATGAAGACATCAAAACACATATCGAATACCGTGTAATGTATACAGAAAATTTCTTTCAGCACTTGCATATGAAGAGGTTAGTGACAGATGGAAATATTCCGTATCCAATGAGTACGTTTGAGAGAATGCTGAGATATGTAAAATACGGATATTTCCCTTGCAGAGAAACAAAGTTAAAGATTATTAAAGCATTACGTGATCTGGATGATAGGCAAGTTGAACTGTCAGAAAATCTTTATGACGGCATGGATTAAGTAGCAGCTAAAAATAGCAGCTACCAGCACCTTGACAATTGAATATTGATGGTTGGAATGGTATAATTCAGCTATTAAGACTGGAGGGATAGCAATGGATTTAGTAAATGCAATGCAAAATTTAGCAATTGGAATAATTGGTGGCATTTTTTCAAGCGTTATTGTGTCGGTTGTAACTTATATTTTGGATGATATCAGAAACGAATTCCAAAAAGCAAGAATCATGTTAAATCCACTGTTATCAATCGAATTTGCTGAAAGAACCAAGAATGTAGGAACGTGGGATTATGTGGAATATGCAAGAAACGGATTCGAAGAAGCGAAAAGAAACTTTGTCGGATATGATGAATTACAATTTAAAACAGAGCTTCGTGATACAATGAATAGAGCGGATGAAATTTTAAATAAGAAATCCTATAGCGAAGAATGGAATAAAGCGACCGTAGATGATTGCTATAATGAAATTAAAAAAATTGTAGAGGATTTTAAAGAACAGGAGAAACAATTTACAAAAATAATCTTGGAGAGAATGGGGAAAAATAAAATTTTAATTGTAATGTCAGTTATAACGATTATAGTTTTAGTATGTGCTTAGACCAACCATCAATATTCGGTGGTTGGTATTTTTATACCCATTTTTAAGGAGAAAGGAACGAATTATGAAATTAACAGGAATAGCAAGAGAAGATTTAGAATCTAAAGGATTGGTACTTAAAAATAAAATCGAACTTAATTGTAGAGGAACGGCAATCCCGGACATTTATACAGAGAGAATCGGAAGAAAGAATATTGATACAGGCGAACTTGAGTCGTTCTTCAAGGTAGATAATGAGAATGGCAATACGGATGAATTTGATAGATTTAGAGAGAATGTCACATTGCTGGAAAAAGAGCATACGGTTTTTAGCCGAGAAACTTTGGAAGAAAAGCACGTTATTGATTACTATGTGCCGTATGATATCCAGGAAAGCAGTAAAAACAAGCCTACGGTGACAGACGAATTCCCGGAAAATGCGATTTTGGTGGATGGTTATTATGAGTGCGAATACGAATTGCTTCTGACTTGTGGAGATGGCACAAGAAGAATTGTGATTTCACAGAGGACGGTCAATGTACCTATGATTTCGTTGTTGTCAAATATTGAGAATGAAATAAGAGATATTCTGGATGGCTTTCCAGACGAAGAAAACAATTTCACAGATGCGTTGGAATTAGCAGATGAAGCAGATGAGCATTATGAAATTAAGATGTTTGATGAATACGGCATTCCGGCAAACATTGAGATTAACCATGCAGGTGATTTTGTGAACATGATCGTGTCAGCTAGACAGATTAAATGCGAATATAAGCAAGGGGAATAATGATGGGATGCAGAATTGAATGTGTAGTAGATAAGAAGAACGCCTGTTGCTGTCTGGAATGCGGAGAATATGAATGCTGCGATATGTATTGTGATTCTCTGGACAGCTACGAATATGCGGTAGACTGCCCGGATTATGTAAAGGAGAATGAAGATGAAGAAAGAATCACTGATTCATAGAATCCTGAGGAAACTCGGATTCATTAAGGACATTAAGGATGATAGGGAATTGAAAATGGAGATGTGCAAAAGAGCAAGAAATGCAAATGTATGCCCAAAGAATTGCGATATGTGCGCATGGAATTCCAAAAACAGATGAGAATTTAGCAAAAGTGTCAATTTCATTAACCGGAAATGTTGTAAATCAAATTGCTGAAAAGTATGTGTTCCGGTTTCCGAAAGACGAGGAGGTCGAATAAATGCGATACACAGAATATCATGCTGGGAAAGCAGTAATTAAAGATAAAAGCAAGCTGTCAGAAGCTATTACTGCTCTGATTGCATAGCACAAGGAACGTGCTACGAGGGGCATACAGGCTATGAAGATTAGCTTGTATCGAAAGAAAGGAGTGATACCCATTGAAGCGAAGCACGGACAGACGCTGGAGTCCAGCAGAGATCCGGCAGAATCAGAAAGAACATTATGCCGGGATGGCAAAGCATCCACCGGATCGGAAAGCCAGTGCAGACTTCCACCGTCCGGCATACCCGAATTATACAGTGGAGGATGCACTCAGGAAGTGGGGAGTAGATACGAGGAAGGGAGTGGATGCTGGTGGAGCGGAACGTTGATGGCTATGTCAGGCTTGCCCATGCGATCGTGGAAAAAGCTGGGAAAGACTACCGGGCAGTCCTGAAAAAATTGAAGAGGAATCCCGAAGACAGTCAGGCACAGTGGGAAAAGATGAACATTGAAAGATTCTTTCGGAGGGATGCCGGAGCATATATGGACGTTGACGGTGATTACATCATAGACAGGATACAAAGGGAGGTGGACAAGAATGAAAGACTTACTAAGGCGATACAAAAAGCGAAAGAAAGAGCTGCTGACTCTTGAGCAGTCACTGGAACGGCTGTATGACCGTCTTGAGAGCGTTCCGACCGTATCGGGGAAGGTGGAAAAATCCGGGGATGACTTTCCATACATCCGGGAGCATATCAGTGTGGAAGTGCCGGAACCAGCAGAAGCGACACGGATCAAGCTGCGGATCAGCGAGAAAGAACGGCAGAGGACAGCCGCACAGGCAGAGATCGATACCGTAGAATCTTACATAGCCGGACTGCCGGAAGGATTGGAAAAGACAATACTGGAATCCATATATCTCGACGACATGACGCAAGAAGAGGTGGCGAGGATGACGGGATATAGCAGGAGCAGAATTGCACAGATAGTTGGAAGTCTTATAAAAGATTAACATTATTAACATTTTAAATATGCTATAGTTATAATGCAAGAAGTGAAAAGCTTCTTGGGATACTTTCGACGAATCCTTCCCGTACAAAGGCACCCTGAAAAGGGTGTCTTTTTGTATGCAGGGAGATATGAGGTGAAATATGAAAAATGAGAGTTACGAGGAATATGTAGAAAAATTTAAGCCGAAAAAGACTACTGATGATTGCTATACACCGCCTGAGGTGTACGAGGTGATAAAGGACTGGGTCTGCAGACGGTATGGCACAGATCCTGAAAAGATTATCCGTCCGTTTTGGCCGGGAGCCGATTATCAGTCGATGGAATACCCGGAAGGATGCGTTGTGGTAGACAACCCTCCGTTCTCGATCCTGTCAAAAATCTGTGAATATTATTTGGAGCGGGGCATCCCGTTCTTTTTATTTGCCCCATCATTGACGTGCTTAAACGGGAAAAAGACCGTGCAGCGGATGAGCCATATTATCTGCGATTGCAGTATCGTATACGAAAATGGGGCGGTTGTAAAGACGTCTTTTGTGACGAGCTTCGAGCCGGAGATTACAGCACAGACATCACCGGAACTGACAAAGCTGGTGAATGATGCTGTAGAACGGAAGAGACGGGAGACAGTAAAAGAGCTGCCGAAATACGACTACCCGGACTATGTTGTTTCAGCAGCCATGATGCAAAAAATGGCAAGGTATGGGATTGATTATCAGGTAGAGAGAGGACAATGTCTGCACGTTAGTTCACTGGATGCACAGAAAGCAATGAAAAAATCAATATTTGGCGGCGGATTACTGCTGTCAGAGAAAGCAGCGGCAGAGAAAGCAGCGGCAGAGAAGAAAAATGCTATAGTATTTGAGCTGTCGGAGCGGGAAAAGGATCTCGTAAGACAGTTGGGGATATAACGCAAAAATAGATCAGAATTGAAGGTGGTGAAGTGGCGAGTGGATATGAAAACTTAATCCCATTGAACAAACGAACAAAGGACGAACAGAGGAGTATTCAGTCCGCAGGAGGGAAAAAGTCAGGAGAAGCGAGACGCAGGAAAGCGGCTCTCCGTGACACTATGAACAGGCTGCTGACCATGCGGGTCAACGTTGAGGGATTGTCGGACGTGATCCGTGCCGACAGTGGAGGGGATACCACTTATGAGGATGTGATCACGATGGCGATGATCCAGCAAGCCATGATGGGAGATGTGAAAGCCTATCAGGCTATCATGAAAGTGGTCGGACAGACCGAAAGATCAGAAGAAGATCTTGAAGAACAGCGTATCAGGACTGACAGGGCTAAAAGAGCCAGAGATCAGGAGCTTGGAGACACGGACGGGCAGAACGAGAATATTGGTGACTTCCTGAAAGCGATAAAACCGAGCCAGGAAGATCTTAATAATTTATTCGATATTGAAGCCGAAGAACAGGAGAATGAAGACGATGCCGAGAAAGCAGAAGAAACCGACGAGATTTAAATTTGCCCCATTTTCCGAACAGCAGCGGAGGCTTATGCACTGGTGGAGACCACCACTTGCAAGCTCCTCCTGTGATTTTGTAGTAGCGGATGGAGCTATCCGATCAGGAAAAACGATAGCCTGTATCATAGGATTTCTCACATGGTCACAGGAAATGCATTCGGGACAGTCGTTCATCCTTGCCGGAAAGACGATGGGAGCGTTGAAGAAAAACGTGATCCGTCCTATGCTTCAGATTCTTGAGGCATGGGGGTGGCCGTATGAGTATATTAGGTCAGGAACGGATGCAAGAATTGAGATCGGGAGCAATACATACTACCTGTACGGAGCAAATACCGAAGCGGCACAGGACGCTCTTCAGGGATTGACTGCTGCCGGTGCATATTTGGATGAGACGGCACTGTTCCCGAAAAGTTTCGTCGATCAGGCTATCGGGCGATGCTCGGTGGAGGGTGCAAAGACATGGATGAACTGCAACCCGGCAGGACCGCACCATTACATCCGAGAAGAGTATATTCTTCAGGCAAAAGAGAAAAAGGTCTGCCATCTGCATTTCATGATGACGGATAATCTGACCTTATCTCCTAAAGTGCTGGAACGATACCGGAGAGCATGGCCGCATGGCAGTGTATTCTACAAGCGTTTTATTCTCGGAAAATGGGTGGCTGCTGATGGACTTATTTACCAGCAGTTCGCAGACCATGTGGAAGATTACCTTATCAGCAGTGAGTGGCTATTAAAAAACGAAATAGCATATGCAGTGATCGGAGTCGATTTCGGAGGTACGAAGTCGGCTCATTCTTTTACCCTTACAGGATTCACGAAAGGGTATAAACAGGTTGTTGTGCTGGATGAGTATTATTGTAAGAAGCGGATCAACCCAAAACAGTTGCAGGATGATTTTATTGATTTTGTAAAAAGAGCAAAGAGCCGGTACAAAGTGTACGAAGCGTATTGCGATAATGCTGAGCAGGCATTGATCGCAGGACTTGAGAGTGCGGTAGCCCATGCACATATAGCCATAGATATCAAGAATGCAATCAAGGGATCTATCAATGACCGGATTGCATTCTATAACAGTCTGATCGCTCAGCACAGATGGAAGATCATGCGGCATTGTACGCATATCATTGCGGCATTTGAAGAAGCGGTATATGACGAGAAAAAGAAGAACATGGATGTCCGGCTGGATGATGGGGAAATGAACGTGGACAGTCTTGACAGCACAGAATACAGCACGGAAAGCGTGCAGGAGGATATTCTGTATATAGCAGCCTAGGAGGTGGGAAGAAAAATGGCAACAGCAGTGAACAGGATAGTAAAGGGCTACTTGTTAAAGCGTGGCTTCAGTGTGGTATCAGACGATACATACAGCCACATAGAAGAGTGGCTTGACTGGTATCAGAATGACGTGGAGAAGTTTCATAAATACAGCGTATACAACGGTGTAGTTATGACAAAGCAGGAGCGTTATAAGCTTGGGATGTCCAAGACGGTCAGTGAAGACTGGGCGAACCTACTACTGAATGAAAAGGTGGCAATCCATGCGGGAAAATATGATGCAAGGCTTACAGAGATTCTGCGGGCGAACAACTTTCAGACCCGGGCGAATCAGTTGCTGGAATTATCCTTTGCCCTCGGTACAGGGGCGTTCGTAGAATACAAAAATGCAGACGGTGATGTGGTCATTGATTATATTCGGGCAGACATGATCTACCCGCTGACATGGGACAATGGAGACGTAACAGAATGTGCTTTTGGTACTCCAAAAGTCATGGATGGGAAAAAAGTGATTTACGTCCAAATTCACCGGTTTGGACGTGGCGAGGGCGAAAATGAGGATGAATACTACATTGAGAATAGATATATAGATCAGGAATCAGGAAAAGAGACTGATGCACCGGAAGACATTGTGGAAATTGTCAGCACGAAAAGCGTAGAGCCGCTTTTTCAGCTGGTTACTCCCAATATTTGCAACAATATTGACTTGGACAGTCCGCTGGGAATATCAATCTATGCAAATGCTCTCGACGAGGTGAAGGGCTGTGACCTGATTTACGACAGCTATATGAATGAGTTTGTTCTCGGTCGTAAGAGGATCATGGTTCCGCTAAGTCAGGCGAAGAGGCAGATGGAGGCTGACGGGGTTACAAACCCAGTATTTGACCCGAATGATACGGTCTACTACATTCTGCCGGAAGACAGAAGTGGAGAGAACAAGCTGACAGAGGTGGATATGACGATCCGGGCATCGGACCATGAGCTGGGAATACAGAGAGCGTTGGATCTGCTCAGCTTCAAGTGCGGAATGGGTGCAGGACGCTATAAATTTGAGCAGGGCGGCGTAAAGACAGCTACAGAGGTTATATCTGACAAGTCCGACCTGTATCAGAACCGGCAGAAGCATTGTATTATCATATCCGCTGCGATCATTAACATGATCCGGGCTGTATCGTTCCTCGATCAGGGCGGGGCAGTTGATGCAACAGTGGATTTTGATGACTCTATCATCGAGGACAGCAATACGATCATTGATAAAAATATCAAGCTGGTCGGGGCAGGGCTAAGATCCAAAGTGGCAGCAATCATGGAGATCAACAAGTGTTCTGAAGATGAGGCGTTAGAAGAACTGGAACGGATCAGAGAAGATGGACAAGTTACCGGCCAGGACATTGACTGGACAGCTACAGAGGACGATGAAGATGAACTGGACACGACGGATGATCCACCCGAAGAGGATGAGGATGCAGACGACCCGGAAGGGGATGATGGCAAGAGTGATGAATAAGGTGGTAAGATGGATATCATGGAAAGTCAGCAAATTGCTGAAGAAATTGATGGGTATTACATAGACCTGGAAAGTCAGATCATGCAGAACATTGCAAAGCATCTAAGCGACTGGGGACAGCCGATTGCATCAGACGAGTGGCAGATCCGCAGGCTTGCGGAGATCGGTAAGTTGGATCAGGAGCATATAGCGATGATCGCCAAAATGTCAGGAATCAGTCAGACTGCAGCTATAAGGATGCTGAACGAGACGGCCGAAAAATCTATCAAGACAATTGACAGGGGACTGCAAAAGGCGGCAGGGGATGGACTTGCAGGGGTCCCGGCAGTGCCGAAGAAAAGCAGGGCTGTAAAGGAAGTGATGCAGACATACCGGATGCAGACGAAAGATGCTTTAAATACCTGCTGTACCATGATGCTGTATAAAGCAAGAGCGGCTTACGTGGGACTTGTAAACGACATTACAAACGAAGCCCATGCTATCCTGTCAAGCTCAGCCACAAGCGTTGTGTCCGGCGTGGAATCCCGTCAACAGGCAGTAGTGAAATGTATCCGTAAGTTTTGCGAGACAGGCATTCCGGCATTTGTTGATAAGGCAGGTCGGGAGTGGACTCCTGAAGCTTACGTTAATATGTGCATGAGAAATACTGCCAAGAGGGTAGCAGACGAAGCACAGGATGCAAGGTGCAGAGAAGCAGGGGTTAATCTGATCTTGATTGACAGCCATTCGGGAGCACGTCCGAAATGTGCAAAGGATCAGGGGAAGGTCTTTGATCTGAACAATGGAAGCGGGTATACACAGGATCTTCATGGTAAGAAGATCAGATTTTATCCGTGGGACTCATCCAGTTATGGAGAGCCGGACGGGATTCTCGGAATTAACTGCCGCCATCACAAGTGGCCGTTCATTCCCGGGGTAAGTGTGCAGAGGTATTTCCCAACGGAAGACATGGCAGAGAATGACAAGCTGTATAAGCAGACGCAGATACAGAGGGCTCTTGAGCGGGAGGTCAGAAAACAGAAGAGGCTCTGCATGATGTATGACGCATCGGGAAATGAAGAGGCTTTTGAAGAAGCTGCTGTAAAACTGAAAGGTATAGAAAAGAAGCTCAAAGGGTATGTAAGCAATACACCGGGACTGCACAGAAGATCTGACAGGGAGAGAGTGGTTGGATTTGATAAAAGGATATCGGCTGAAGCCGTGGCGAAGAATAAATCCTATACAAAGGCAATGAAAACTGATACAATAAAGTTGAAAGATACTTATATTGTCAAGACGCTGAGTGCAAAAGGAAAAAATTATAAGGTCGTGGATAAAACGACTGGAATCGAGTATGAATTTGTGCCGGGTAGCCGGATACAGGACTCAGAAGTATTTGCCGGTAAAGGTACACGGCACCCATTGCATGAGGGTGTTGCAGAAGGACTGACGGAGCAGTATGGTGGGCAAGTATCCGATTGGCAACACGCGAAAGGTTTTGGAACATTACTGGATCCTGATACGGGAGAAGAATTAGAAGCAGAAGTTCATTGGTTCCAGGCAAAAGACGTAGGTAAGGTGAAATTCAAAGTAAAGGAGTGGTTGGATGAAAGTTAGATATCTTGGTAAAACAGAATTTTTAGTTCTGACAAATAACAAAGTATATGATGTTCAGTCAGTCGAAAAAGGATGGTACCGAATTGTCGACGATTCTGGAGAGGATTATCTATATCCACCAAAATACTTTGAAATAGTAGAAGGGTAATACCACTGATCAAAAATGGTCAGTGGTATTTTTATACTCTTTTTTAGGAGGTGATGCAGTTTGATTGCGGTAAACTTTACACCGCTTGGCCTGACGGTAGATGGCCATGCAGGATATGCAAAAACCGGGAATGATATCATATGTGCAGCAGTATCAGCATTGGCACAGGGGCTTGTGCATTCGCTTGTAGCCTTGACGGATGACAGGATCACTTACCATATTGCTGGCGGCCACATAGATATAAATTATAAGGATCTCTCAGAAAAAGGAAAACTTCTGATTGATTCTTTTTTTATTGCCGTGAGTGATCTCGGTCTGACTTACGGTGATGCTTACTTAGAAATCACTGCCGACGGGCGTAAAACGGAGAAGGGAGAAGCACTATGAAGCTTATGAACATGAAAAAAAGATACTGGACATACGATCTGCAGTTATTTGCAGGCGGCGATGGAGACGATCCGGGTGATAGCGGAGATGATGACCCGGAAGGGGATGACGATGATTCGGAAGGAGACGATGGGGATGACGACCCGGAAGATGATGAAAAGAAATTTTCTCAGAAAGAAGTAGATGAAGCTGTCAAAAAGCGTCTCGCAAGGGAACGCCGGAAATGGCAGAGGGAACAGCAGAAAGTTGGAAGTAAAAAGAAACCTGACGGCAAGGGAAAAGCCGGAGATGATGACAAAGAGGATGATGAAGAAAAACAGGAACTCCGTAGCAAGGCGGCCAAAGCGGAGGAAATGGAGCTGAAATGGACATGCCTGGAACACGATGTGGATAAGTCCTGTGTGGATGATGTCCTTGCACTGGCGAGAGTGCATATGGCAAAGGATGAGGACATGGACATTGAAGATGCGATTGATGAGGTGCTGAAAAAGTACCCACAGTTTAAGGAATCCTCTGAAAAAGACGATGACAATGATGATGAGACAAAAAAGAAGTCATGGGGACAGAGACAGAGTAGTGGGAGAAAGAAGACTTCAGGAGTTGAAGCCGCTTTTCTGAAAAGAAACCCGGGGCTTAAGATTGATTAAAGGAGAAAGTGAATATGAAATTTAAAAAGTTTTTAATGTTTTTACAGATTTTCGCACACGAAAGTCAGGAGAGATGGTCCTCTCTTGTGGATGCAAAGCTGAGGCAGACACTGGTAACGAGAGACAATTACATTTTTAACACCAACTACGAGGGAACTCCGACAGCCGGAAAGGTCAAGATCCCAGTGAGAGATACAGAAGTGACAGTTAAGCCATATAACAAGGCTACTGGCGTAGATCTTGAAGCCGGTTCTACAACTTACATGGATCTCAACATTGATCAGGATATTGCCGTAAATGAGCTGATCGACGGATATGATGCGGCATCTGTGCCGGATAATATCCTTGCAGATAGACTGGACTCTGCCGGTTATTCTCTCGCACTGGACATGGACAAGAAGTCTATCAAGTGTTTAGAGACAACGACCGGTGTAAATGTATGTGCAACAAAGACAGCAGCTACGGAAGAGACAGCTTACAAAGAGGTTCTTGCGGCAAAGGCTTATCTCGGAAGGACAGGAGTGCCACAGGCGGGACGCTGGCTGATCTGCTCTCCTGAATTTATGGCGGTGCTGATGATGGATGATCACTTTATCCGCCAGGGAGATCTTTCACAGGAGCTGAAGAATACCGGAGCAGTCGGAGCGGTAGCAGGATTTGCCGTGTATGAGTCAAACAACCTGATGTACGAAGATACAGAGACGGTGAAAAGCAAGAAGACCACTACGGAATTTGTGGCCGGTCATCCGAACTGGTGTCATCGTGTGCAGGAGTGGGCTGTGGATGTCCATGCACAGGATCTTTCAGGATCCGGCAAATACATTGGTGCATCTGCTGTGCAGGGACGTAAGATCTTTGGTCTTAAGATCTCCAAACCGCAGACTGTATATGTCAAGAGAACGGAAGTTACAGCATAGGAGCTGATCTGAATGTATGTAGACGAAGTGTATTACCACGAAACATTTAAGGGAGAGCCGGTAGATCCTGCCGACTTTCCCGGATTATGCAGGAGGGCAGGGGAACTGGTCGAAGAACTGACCTTGTACCGGCTGACAAAAGAAGGATTCCCGATGATGTCTGCCGGGCTGCAGACCGCTGTAAAGAATGCGGTCTGTGCACAGATCGAATACCTGGACGCAAATGGTGGGGCAGAGTCGGACATGGGAGCAGGAATGGCGGGTGGAACGCTCGGAAAATTCAGCAACTCGGGTTCTTCTTCCGGGAGCGGATCAACAGAGCAGTCTATCTTTTCTCCCCGTGCTGAACGAATTTTGTGGCCAACTGGACTTACTTACAGAGGGGGCAGGATATGAGACCAATACCCAAGAGACTGCTTATCCACACTGTATTCCTGTATAGGAGGAAAAAGGTGGATAAGTGGGGAAAAGAAGAACTTGATGCAGGAGAAGAATTGGTAAATGTCCGTATTGAACCATCCCATCAGATCATCAGGGATGGAAACGGGGCGGAGATCCAGCTTGCGGCGACACTCTTTTTCGACTGCCGGAACAGCAGACCGAAAGAAACAGAGATTCATATCGATGATATCATTGATTTTAACGGTTCGATGCATCAGGTGAAGTCGGTTGAGCCATTATATGATGAGAAGAAGCTGCATCATTATGAGATAGGACTGGTGAAGTATGGCAAAAATTAAGACCCGTGTGACGTTTGACCGGGCGGCAACGATCGCAAGGATTAAAGCGGCAAGCAATGATGCCCTGACGGATATGGGGGATCAGGCATTAATGGATGCGTCAAAGCACGTACCAAAAGATCAGGGGGCGCTGGAGAACAGTGGGTTGTCTTTAAGCGACGAGAAAGCGGTAGAGGGAATTTATACTTTACGCTGGAATACTCCCTACGCAAGATACCTTTGGCATGGTGATGTGATGTACGGAAATCCAAACAGCAGGACATACGGACCGGAAAAGATCAGCTTTACTTCTGCTCTCGCTCACGAAGAATGGGCGAAGTATGCAAAGGAAATCTACGGAGAAGAATGGAAAGCGGTCTACCAGGCAGCATTAAAGGAGAAGATGAGATGACAGCATTAACAGAATTGTTGGAACTGGTTGTTGATACAGCTGAAAAAAACTGTGATCTTGATACTGAGATCACACTGGAAGAACTTCCGGCAGAGGGCGGCATCTATGCAGAGCTTGGCGAGGGGTTCACGGAATCGACGTATTACAACCAGAACAGGGTAAAAGTGATTCCAATACTTTTCATGTGCCGCCATGCCGATCAGAAAAGGGGACTGGAAGAACTGTGCAGCATTACAGACTATTTGGAACACCTGAGGGTATATCCACGGGGGAAAATGGTAAGCTGGCTGGATGCATCCACAGTGAAAGAACCAAGCAGGATCGGGAGAGATGAAGACGGAGTTTATCATTTTTCCTGCATTATAAATTGTAAAATTTATTACTGAGAAAGAGAGGAATAAAGCAATGAAGAAAATGGATTTACAGATTTTCGCAGATCCGGCTCTGCCAAAGAATCCGATTACACCGGAAATCAACTATGAGACAGAAGCCTTTATTAATACAACTCCAAGTGCAGAGAGTCCGACTTGGGAGACGATGGCAAACCTGATGACAAATATGTCACAGTCTCTGAATGAGGTGATCCAGCAGTTAAGCTATTATGCTGACAAGGGTTGGGGATCCAGTGAGGTGACTGGCGCACAGCTGACTCTCACGCTGACCGGATCAGTAAAGCCGGGAGATAAAGCGTGTGATTACATTCTTGGTGATGAGGTAATGTATGGACTGGGCGAAAAGAGAAAGACCCACATGAAACTTCAGAAGGGGAACAAGGTGATTCTTTGGCCAATCACGCTGGCAAATATCACTCCGGCATACGGAGATGCGAACAATATCAACAGTCTGACTGTTACGATTCACGGCAATGGACGGCCGGAAATCGGTACAGTTGAATAAGGAGGGGCTTCGGCTCTTCCTTTTTTATAAGGAGGAAGAAAATGGCATATCAGGCACAAAGACACAAAAGAGTAGTTGAAGATCTTGAGCTTCTGAATGAAGACGGAACAGTGGCACACGTTCTTCATGTGGATCTTGATCCGGACAATATGATTGTAAAGCTCAGCCGGAAGTATACAGAGCTGACGAAAGCACTGGTTGAAGTGGACGGCATGAAGAGAGAGGGTATGAGTGCAGAAGAGACCGTGGAGGCAGTTGAGAAGCTGGGCCGTATCGAAATTGATATGATTGAAAGTGTATTCGGGGAAGAGGATACAAAGACGATCCTGACATTCTTTGAGAACCGTTACGAAGAAATGGCAAAAGAGATCATCCCGTTCATTACATCGGTAGTATTGCCGCAGATAAACAAGATCCGTGCTGAGAACCGGAAGTTGGCGAAAGCAGGGCATAAAAAGCGGGGCTTCTTCAGGAAGATGTGAGCCTATGGGAGTATTGACAGAAATCCCGGATTGTAAAATTTATACCTCTAAATGCAGGCTGTCTGTAAACCCGGCTTTTAACTATGTGCTGGATATACAGAAGCTGTATAAGGAAGACTGCCTGACGGATTTGGAAAAGATTGACACGGCATTGGAGATGCTGGTGAGGAACAGTTGGAATCTCAGACTGCTGAATCCGAAAGAAAAGGCAGAAGCGATGGAAGAGATTGCCGCCCGGTTTATACGGACGAAGAAACGCCCGGAAATCAAGAAAAATCCTGTTCCTGTTCTTGACTTTGAGGAAGACGGAGACTACATCTATGCGTCTTTCATGAAGGATTACAGAATCGACCTGATCGACGAACAGGGAAGGCTGCCGTGGAAGAAATTCCTGTACCTGTTTAATGGTCTGTCAGCAGATACAAAAATCAAACAGGTGATGCAGATCCGGCAGATGGAATTGCCGAGATACAATGGGAAGAATGCGAAAGAGATTCAGGAGATCAACGAATTGAAATCGTATTATGCATTACCTGTGCAGGGAGGCGGTGGACAATCGGGGCTTGACCTGCTTTTCCACACTCTTGAGGGGATGGCGAAACGATGAGGGCAGATGGAAAGAAGATTAAAAAAGTGAAATGTCCGCATTGTGGACATGAACAGAATATTTTTTATAAAGAAGGGGCTACCTGCAAAGGTCTCTTTTTTAAATGCAAGGAACGAAGTTGTAGAAAGGAATTTGAAATAAAGCTATAGTCATGTGTGCCATTGTGCCGACTACATAAGAAGGCAGGTGGGATGTGTGGCAAAGAAAAATGACGGAGAAGTCACTTATGAACTCCGGGCAGATGATAGCAACCTTGATGCCGATCTGAATGAATCGGAGAAAAAGATTGAAAAATCTGCGAAAAAGACAGCTGAGCAGGAATCTAAGATTGAAAAAGAAAAAAGCGAATCCATCAAGGATGAGCAGAAAAAGGTTACAAAAAACCATAAGAAAGAAAAAGAGAATCAGGAGAGATCCTCCCAACAGTCCGCAAAGACATTTAAGCAGCTTGCGAAAAATGTAGCCAGTGATGTAAAGGAATCTGCATCAAAGGCGGTCAGCAAGGTATCTAATACGATCGAGGTGGTAAAACACCCGATCAAAAACGTATCATCATTCTCAAGGCAGAAAGCAAAAGATATTAGGGAATCTTTTACGTCTGCTTTTTCCAAAACCCGTGAAAAAGCAGTATCAGGGATGGAAAAAGTAGCAAAATCAATTCTCCATCCTGTAAAGACAGCAAAGACAGCAGCGGGAGAGATGAAGGAGCATTTTTCCAATGCTTTTGAAAGGATGAAAGAATCTGCCGCAGAAGCAGGGAAGACGATGGCAAAAGCTACGGCTGTATCGGTTGGTGGTGGACTTGTGGCGGCAGCCGGTACGATTGCAGGAGTCGGTGTGGCAGCTATAAAAAGTGCGAATGATGTAGATAAGGCGATGAACCAGTACATCGCAAGCACGGGGAAAGGCACGGAGGAAACGGAACGCTATAAAAGCGTGATGGAGTCCATCTATGCGAATAACTATGGTGATTCATTCGAGGATATTGGAGAAGCGATGGCAAGCGTGTCGCAGAACCTGGGGGATTTGGATGATTCGGCTTTGCAGAGCGTGACAGAATCAGCGTTCGCCCTGCGTGATACATTTGGTTATGACATCCCGGAATCTACCAGGGCGGCAAAGGCGATGGTAGACAACTTCGGGATCTCGGGCGACGAAGCAATGAGCCTGATCGCTGCCGGTGCCCAGAACGGACTGGACTATTCGGGAGAGCTGATCGACAGCATATCAGAGTATTCGGTACAGTTCGCAAAGGTCGGATTGGATGCCAATGATATGTTCAACATTTTCCAAAAAGGTGCGGAGTCGGGAGCATTCAACCTTGATAAAGTCGGTGATGCCGTTAAAGAGATGGCAATCAGGGTAGTTGATGGATCTGATACAACAGTGGCAGGATTTGAAGCCATTGGACTGAATGCGGATGATATGGCAAAGAAATTCGCAGCAGGGGGCGATACAGCGAAGGCTGCATTTAACGAAACGATCTCTGCATTAGCAGCAATGGAAGACCCGATTGCTCAGAATACGGCAGGTGTAAATCTGTTCGGAACAATGTGGGAAGATCTTGGAGCGGATGCGGTCACAGCTCTTGCCGGGATTGAGGACGGAGCATACGACACCGGCGAAGCCATGAAGTCGATCAAGGATATTAAGTACAACGATATCGGATCCGTGTTCGAGGGACTGAAAAGAAGCCTTGAGGTACTGATCGTACCATTAGGTGAGCAGTTAATTCCTTTATTGGCAGAACTGATAGATGATTCCCTGCCACTCTTGCAGGAGGCACTACCGCCATTGATATCGGTTGTGTCGGATGTGATATCGGCAATGATGCCGGCTATCGAGGACGTTCTTCCATCCCTAATGGATTCATTGGGTGAGATTGGTGAGCCGCTGATGGAGTTGGCAAGTGAAATCCTCCCGATCTTAGCAGATGCTTTTACGGGAATGGTTCCGTTGGTTGCAGATCTCGTGGGGGATATCCTGCCGATCCTGACGGAACTGTTGGGAATGCTGCTCCCGCCATTGGTGGAAATTATCAGTGCACTGCTACCTCCGCTCACAGAGCTTTTAGGAGCGTTAATGCCGATATTCAGTGCAGTAATATCAGTGTTGGAGCCTATATTGCAGCTATTCATCCAGCTGTTAGCCCCGATCGTCAGCCTGATATCAGACGGACTGACCCCATTGGTTACAGCCCTCGTTCCAATCGTAAACGTGATTGCTTCGCTGTTGATTCCGGCAATTCAGTTGTTGGGAAATATTTTTGCAACCCGTTTTGCCGGGATGCTGACAGATGCAACGTCTGTCATTAAAAATATAACCAATATACTGAGAAATCTTGTTGATTTTGTGAGAAATGTATTTACGGGAAACTGGCGTGCGGCATGGCAGAACGTGGTTGAGATTTTCAAAAATCTTGTAGCAGGACTCGGGAATATATTCAAACGACCGCTGAATTTTATTATTGATGGGATCAATGGCTTTATCAATGGACTGAATCAGATTAAGATCCCGGACTGGGTTCCGGCAGTGGGAGGAAAGGGATTCCACATTTCTAACATTCCCCGCCTGAAGATCGGAATGGATTACGTTCCGAATGATATGTTCCCGGCATATCTAGATGAAGGAGAATGGGTGCTGACGAAAGAAGAAGCGAATCTGCTTCGTTCCTTTGGCGGTCTTGAGGGAATGATTGGAAAACTCGACAGAAGTACCCGGGAAAGCGTCAATGTGACGGTTCGGGGTGGAAAAGGAACAGAGATTGATTATGACAGGCTCGGCAGAGCAACAGCTGATGCACTGATTAATGCGGGGGTTGGATTTAAATGCGACGAGCGTGTTTTTGCAAGATTAATAAAGGATCTGATTGATTATGTATGACATTTATTATATCGGAGCGCAGAACTCCGAGAAGATTGACTTTTGCCGGTGGCCGTATATGGTTACCGGCGGCGACCTGTTTGATGGATCGTATGATTCGATTGAGGAAGATGACCATATACAGGGATGGGAGAGAAAGATCACAGAAAAGAAATTGGAGATAGAGATCAGGGCAACTGGATCAGCGTTTGCCAAAGCAATTGATGACATTGAAAGTGTGGCAGAAAAAGATGTACTGAACACGACTCCGGGCAGGCTGTACGTTGGCAACAGCTACATGAAGTGTTGGATTGTTGGGACGAGCAAAGACCGATGGATAAATGACCTGAACAGCATCAGCAACTCTATTTCCATAAAATCAGATTATCCCTACTGGATCACGGAAGAAAGTTTTGTATTTAAAAAGCAGGACGAGGGAACAACTGTAACTTCGGACTGGCTGGAATATCCTTACGATTTTCCTTATGAATATTCCAAAGTGCAGAATCTGCGGTCAATTCGGAATAGCAATTATACCGGCAGCGGATTCAAGATGATTATCTACGGACCCTGTATTAATCCGCTGATCCGAATCGCCGGACACGCCTACGAACTCCGTACAACATTGTATGACGGGGAATATGCGGTAATTGATTCAAGTACCCGTTATGCAAAAGACAGGAAAATTGTGAAAGTTAAGAATGACGGAACGGAGGAGAATCTTTTCAACAGCAAGAACAATGAGAGTTCTATTTGGGAGAAGATACCACCGGGAACGAGTATTGTCTCGTGGAGCGGAGGATTTGGATTTGATATCATCCTTTTCAATGAAAGGGGGACGCCAAGATGGACTTTGCAGTGACGGATACAAATGGATTGGAGCAGGGATTTCTAAATCATTGTGGAGTGAATATTACAGTAGGGTCGGAAAATGATTTTGAAATCAAGATTCAAAATTCACTATACAATCCTAAAATTCATGGGAAGAACTGCCGCTTTTTCTGTCAGGACACAGAATACGGTGGAATTATCAGAAGTCTGCATCCTGTGACGGCAGACAATATCGTAAAGCTTACCGGACCGACATGGCGGGGGCTGCTGAATCAAAGAGCAATCAGCCCAGGAAAGAATGACTATGTATATTTAAATGGAGAAGCAAACGCAGTTCTTGATTCTTGTATAAAGAAGTTAGGATTGTCAGAACTCTTTTCTGTATCCGGGGAAGACAGCGGGATCGCTTTCAATAACTATCAGGTTCCCCTGCAGTCCATGTTGCTGGATGCATTTACGGAGGCATTGAATACGGTTCAGGCAAGGATTGCGATTCAGTACAAGCAGGGCGAAGCAAATGATAAAGGGTATGTCCTGCTTAGATGCGTTCTCATCACAGACCACTCAGAAAACATCGAACTGAACGAAGATGGGAGCGTAAAACTTGACATCTTGGATTACCGGAACGGGACAAACCATCTGATCTGTCTCGGAACCGGGGAACTGACGGCACGAAAGCAAGTAGATCTGTATGCATGGCCGGATGGAAGTATCAGGAAAGAGCCTTATTATACAGGACTGGATCTAATTGAAGAATATTATGAAAACACCAGTGCTGATAGTCTTGCAGATTTGGAAGAAGAAGGCAAGAAGAAACTGGCTGAAATCATGGATTATAAAGAATTAAAAATTTCGGTCATTGATACAGATCTTGAACTCGGTGATATCGTCGGAGGCCGTGAACGAATCACAGGGATCAGCATGACCGCTCCGGTCATCCGTAAGGATTTGACAGTGGACGGAAATGGGTGGGTGACAATGGAATACAAGTTGAAAGGAGAGGAGTAAAATGGCGAATTTTGTAAATACAACTCTTATGGATGGATATGCAGGAGGCCCGCATATCACGGAAAAGCAGAGCGGGCTTGCAAATCAGGCAATCATCGGAGAAGCGGATTATGTCCTGGAAGGTGGACAGAATGCAAAGGCTCAGGTTCTGACAAACAATAGCATTCGCATTTTTGATGCTGTGTATAGTATTCAGGGACGCAGAGACGTGATTGCAGCAAATGACTACGCGGATGTAACGATAGCGAATGGATCACAGGGAATGAACCGGAATGACATTATTGTGAGGAGATACCGGAAAAACAGCTCATCGGAAATCGAATCAACAGAATATGCAGTAATCAAAGGAACGCCAAGCACAGGGGCAGCTACTGATCCGAGTGTGACAGTGGGGGATATCCGTACAGGTGCGGTGCTACATGAGATGAAGCTCTACCGTGTCCGTCTCGAGGGATTGAACATTGTGTCAGTAGATCAGCTGTTCACGGTGCTGCCGTCAATGGCTACGATAAATAAAGATTTAGCCAATACATCCGATAAAATAGCCGTGAAATCGTATAAACAGGCTGATATGCATCTCCAATCGTTTTATAACGTCTCTGCTTTTTCCGCATATAAAGTAGGTCGTGAGGTACATTTTAACGTATCTCTTGATCCCAAAAGTGGGACAACGCTCCTCGCAAATAAACTGTATGCTATTACTTCCGCAGCTATCGCTACAGATCTTAGACCTGCGGTACTGACACACATCCAGTGTGTTGGATGTGGACAGAATTGGGAGAATGTGTGTGCTGTAATGGCATACGTTGACGTCAATGGAATGATCTACTTTTCAACACCTGCAACGAGAGCTTTTTATAAATTCCACGGCATATGGATTGCGGCAAATTAGGAGGTGGTGACATGAAGCTTACATATAACGACGGAACAGACCTGCAGATCCAGTCAGCATCCATCCAAGGGGATGGCACACTGCTGATCAAGACCGTGGCTGACACAGAAGAGAATCTCCGGGGAATGTTCGGGGATCTTCTGAAGACCCGGAAGATGGTCATTTCCGAGCGTAGTCAGACGCTTGGAGAATATGAGGGGTATACCAATCTTGAGGGGATCATCAAGTACACAGCCGGTATCACAGGCATCATCCTGTCAAAGCCGGGAGAGACGGTGGCAGAAAAAATGGACGCACTGATTCAGGAAAATGCAGGTTTAAAAGAACAGGTGGAGATGTTGAAAGGATGCATCTTGGAAATGTCTGAAGAGGTGTATCAGTAAAATGGTAACTCTATTAACCAATATATTCATATTAATGCAAAATGCAGGAGGTAAAGAAATGATGGCAATGTTATGGGCACAGCAGATTATCTTAGGAAAAAAGACATATGGACAGGTTCCACGGCTCTTGAAGGAGAAGGTAAAAGAGATCCTGGAGGATTCCGGTATGGCGGAGCTTGTAAAAGGGGATGAGGAAAAAGCATGAAAATCAAAGTAGTAAATCAGCGGCTCTATCTTGAGCCGCCTACAAGCACTTATGGGGTTCGCCCGGTGTTTGCAGTCGGATGATTTTGACTTTAAATGCAAAAGGAGGTGAGAAAGATGGATGACGTAATTACAAGGGCAGAACATGAAGAGTTCAAGAAGCGGATCGAGGACGAAAATCATCGTCAGAACAAGCGGATTGAAGTATTGGAAAAGATTACGCAGCAGATTAATTCGCTTACAGTGTCAGTCGAAAAGCTCGCACAGAGTATAGAACTTATGGTAAGCGAGCAGAAGCAGCAAGGGAAACGCTTGGAAACATTAGAAAGTCGAGATGGAGATATGTGGAGAACAGCTGTAAAATACGTTCTTACAACTGCCCTCGGTCTTGTTCTTGGTGCAGTGGCAATGAAATTTGGATTGAAATAAAGGAGACTAACTATGAACATTGAGATATTAATGCAGTATATGAGTTACATATTAGCAGGAATCGGGGTGCTGGCATTTCTTGTCAGCGTGATTGTGCAGGTTATTAAGGAAATGCCCGGACTTAAAAAAGTACAGACCAATGCAGTCGCACTGGCTACAGCACTGATCTTGACACCCGTGTCAGTGATCGTACTATGCACATATTATACAGTAGTAATTGAGTGGTATTACATTTTCGCATCATTTATTGCCGCATTTATTGTCTATCTGGTAAGCACTGGCGGTTGGGAACGTGTCACGGAAATGTGGAATCGCAATAAATATAAGAAGAACTAAGTTTGCACCGGTGCAGGAAGGGAGAAAAATATGAGTAAGACAGCAGCAGGATTAATCGCATTTGCAAAAAGTAAGATCGGAACACCCTATGTATATGGGGCAAAGGGTACAGTGATGAGTATGGCAAAGATCCAGGCACTCCGGAAAATGTATGGATCTAATTGTGTATGGAAATCAGATGATAAGAAAGCTGGAAGGGTATGCGTAGACTGTTCTGGTCTGATTAGCTGGTATACCGGCATTGTCCGGGGATCAGGACAGTATAAGAGTACAGCAGTTGAGGTGATCCCGATCAGCAAAAGATCTGATGCACATATCGGTTGGGCAGTATGGATGAATGGGCATATTGGAATCTATCTCGGAAACGATCAGTATATTGCCGCTGATGGCTCAGCTTATGGTGTACGGATCGCCAACTTGTCGCAGAACGGATTCACACATCTTCTGAAGCTCTGTGATATTGATTACGGACAGGGGACAGCTTCTGTTCCGAAAGAGACTGCCAAACCATCAGGAGGACACTATAATGCGGCAGTGGTATTTATCTACTGTGTGAAAGCCGGGGGAAAAACGTATCCATCCGTAAAGAATCTTGCAGACTATGCAGGAGTCAGGGGCAAGGCGATCACAGATGTTGCAATCATGTGCAACGTGGGAAAAGTCAAATACCGTGTTCATGTACTGGGTGGAAAGTGGCTGCCATATGTGACCGGGTTCAATTGGGCTGATCCGGTAAATGGATATGCCGGAAACGGTAAGCCGATTGATGCTATCGAGGTGATCTATATTGCCCCGGATGGCAACAGCCAGAAAGCACAGTACAGAGTCAGTCCAATGAACGGCAACTACTATGACTGGCAGTACAATAATGAGACAGGCGGTGGACAGGATGGATATGCCGGAAGCTTTGAGAAGAAAGTTGACAGATTCCAGCTTTTCTGAAATGATTAACAGGTCGGAGGTTTCTCCGGCCTTATTTTTTTGCTCTAAAATGCACTAAAATGGTGAAAAACTATTGACATATACACTGAATTGGTGTATATTATAATTACAGAGAGGAAAGAAAGGAGAAAATAAAATGTTGGAAAAAGGCAAAAGCTACGAGGTAAAAGAGTGGTTCGCAAATAAGATAGCCCAGGAAATGGGAAGAAATATTGAAAGCTGCGACGTGTTTGCAGTCATCAAAGAAACGGAAAAGGCAGTATACGCTCTTCTGAATCTTGGCTGCGATAGAAGGAAAACAACATGGGTTCCAAAGTCATGCCTGATCCAGCATGAAGTAGGGGAAGACGAAAAAGGTTTCATGAAGCATGAGACCATTTTTGAAGAAGACTATGAGAAATGTGTAGAGTTCTTCAAGGAACACTGGAGAGATTTCAAATAATATTCAAGTAAGGAGAACGAGAAATGAACATCGAAGAAGCTCGCAAGGCACGGGGGATGTCCAGAAAGGACGTGTCCCGGAAACTCGGGATTCCGTACAGGAGTCTCGAAAATTGGGAGAAGGGGCTTAGCAAATGCCCCGACTATGTAGAACGGCTAGTTGTAGCCGAGATTCTGAGAGGAGGAAAAAAGATGACTGATATCGAAGTATTAATGAAAAATGGATATTCAAAAAGAAAAGCGGAAGAAGAACTTAAAAGAGGCACTGTAGTATTCGAAGGAGAAGACTTTGAAAGACACTTCGATGATTACATGGAAGAATGGGGAGTTGACGAAGAAGAGCAAGAAAAGTATAGAAAAATGCTAGAGGAAAAGATAGCAATTCCCGACTGGGGAATTGTCGAAGATAATGGCAACACGTATTATATTATGTACTGCCTGTAATCTGAAAGGTTGTGATTCCACATTCACTTTTTAAAATACACTAAATCAGTGAAAAACTATTGACAAATACACTGAATTGGTGTATATTATAATTACAGAAAGGAAAGAAAGGAGAACGAAGCA